GCGTTCACGCGTCCGTTATTGGTTCATCGGTTCAAAATGGCAGCCAAATGCAGCAAGAGATCCGAGCACTTCGCGAGGAACTGAAGAACAACCAGACCCCAACGGTCTTCAACCAGTACAATACATCGCCAAAGGCGCTCGATTTGAACGAGATCTATCGTCAGACCGAACGCCAGATCGAACGAATGAAAAGGATTTGATCGTTATGCCCATCTCAAGAATCTCACTTTGGTCTCTCGTCAACCTTAAAAGGCTAGATTTCGACCTAAACGTCATTCAACAGGGATGGGTGGCCCAAATCATCGAGGGTACGTTCGGTGATAAAACTAGCTTTAGTTTTACGGATGGTAATCTTACAAGCGTCGAGTCTTCAACTATCGACATCAACGTTCGTCTTACACCCGTAGTTACTATCACCGAGCGTACCCCCGAATCGATTCTTAATTTCCTTGCCGGAGTTGCTAGGAAATCTGAGGTAACTATAACCGATACAGACATTCCCGGTCTAAGTATTAAATACACGACCCAAAACGACGTATCGACCGCGACACTTTCAGAAACCCCCACTTCTAGCTGGTCTCAAGCATGTATCGTTAGGGAGATCAAGTATAACTATTCTGCAAATCCAGCCACAATCGAATTCACCATTTCAACAACCAAGCCTTTCCTAAGAGGCTCGGTTCTTGATTTTTACTATAAACTGAAAAATACACCTAAAGCCGACTCTTATTCTCAGTTTAGTACCATCTTTAATCGACTAACAGAGTTGAATGTGCAGGGAGATATTGAGGGGCTAGCATTAGCACTACCTCCGGGCTACAAAGGCAATTCTGAAACTGTAAGTGTCAATAACTTCCCTTACAAAATGTACGTCCGCACCGAAGACGCGACCAAACCATGTGAAGCATGGATTCAAACATCTGCCCAAGGACGTAAATCATTCAGTTTTGTAGGGGGTGCGAACAGCATAACCTCATATGCATACATTGAAGACGCATACCCTATGTTTGGCGCCAATGTAGTCAGAGAAGTTATAGCTAACTACGGTGATAAGGGGTATCAGATGGGGATGCCGATAGGAAAAGCAAGTTCCTGGGTTAGATTTGTACATATGAAACGAGGTCTGTAACCAATGCCAACTACGGTACAAGTCCATAAACCAAGGACTTCACAGTTTGACACCTACCCGGTCTTTGACCTTCTAATCAATCAAGATCTAAAGACCTCGTCTCTAAAATTTAGGTCTACCGATCCTAACGCCCCTATTCCAGGTAGCCTAGTAGCCGTTTTTTCAGCAGCAAATTTGGCGTTCATAGTCGAATCCGTAACAACGGACTTCAACGGTGTCGTAGAGGTTAACTGCACATCGGCCTGGGAGTTTCTAAAGCGTAGAAATTGGCAGTCGTATAGTAAAAGAGACAAGTTTAAACCCAGATCTGATGGTCAAACATACTATAATTTCTTCAGATGGATGAATGCCGTTCCAAATCAGAGAATGGGTTTCAATTGGGCTAGCTCACTTCCTTATACGGATCTTAATGATGTAGACGTGGATCCGGCTACATCAGTTTATGATCTGGTATGCGATATGATTGCTAGCCGAAACCTAGCACTAGTTTCGACCATCGTGCCTTATGCATCGAATTATGGAGTCACTGAGGTAGATCTAGCCCTTTTAGATCTAGATCGGAATACTTCATTCGTATCTATCGATGGTATGGATTATGTGAAATCTTCGTTCACGAGAAGACTCCCCGAAAATCCAACGCACTGGACAATTATCGATACTTTAGATTCTGGGAATTATAAAGTTTCGTCTAGAGGCAACATTCGAACATGGAGGCAGAATCACGCGTACATGTTCGATAGCGGGGAGTACAAAGGTGCTTACCGTTACGAGACCGCCATTCAAGGTGATTCTAAGAAACAGTGGGGACCTCTTACTATTGGTATTAGGCCTGGAGAACTAAAGACATCGACCGTTGAGGTTGATAAACTAAATGGCGAGGACTTTGGTAATTTGACTATCGGGAGGCCTGTGTCATTCTCAGCTCTCGGTATGTTTGTTACAGGATATGTTATTAGTAGAACTATCAGTGGCGGTCAGATCACCAACTATTCGGTCAAGGTTCAACCAGATCACTTCTACAAAGATGGGAGGGACGTCACGGGAGAATGGATGTAGGAAGACTTATCGAAGTCCTCCTGCCTTTGGGTTCAGCGCTTCTTGGTGGCTCGGGCTTATGGGCTTGGCTTCAAGCCAGATCCACCAAGCATCATGCCGTAGATGATCTTCTCATCGGCGTGGCTCGCTCGCAAATCATCACGCTCGGTCGGTACTACATCGAGAGGGGCTATATCCTAATTGATGAGTACGACGACTTTTACAACTACTTGTATAAGCCGTATGTCGAAATGGGCGGCAATGGATTGGGACGACGGATCTTCGAAGAGGTCGAAGATCTCCCAATGCTACCTAAAGGTAGCGACGGAAGGAAAGAATCATGAAGAACCATCATTACGATGCGCTCAAGAACGTTGCTCTGCTGTGGGTTCCCGCACTGGCAACGTTTGTCAACACCGTTGGTATGGTGTGGGGAATTCCCTATACCAATGAGGTCACGGCAACCATCACGGCGCTGGGTGTTCTCATTGGGGCTGGTCTCAAGGTCAGTTCTAATAACTATACCCCGCCGGTCGACGGAGACCTCGTCGTCACCAAGCACGATGAAGTCTATGCTGATTTCCCGGCAGAGCCCTCTAAGTTGAATGACGGCGACACGATCACTATGAGGGTCACGAAGCCTTCCGGGACTTCAGACTAATAAAAACACGGGCTATAGTGAGATATATTCACTAGAAAGGAGCATCTCATGCCCAACGTCGAACGCCTCTACGAACACGAGGACCTCGAGAACGAAGTTCTTAATTGGCTCATCGGGGAAGACCCCTCCACAAATGAATACACTACCGCTGTCGGTAACCTCGAAAGGTTGCATCGGCTCGCTAAAGATTCAGATCTTAAGCAGAAGCTGATCCCCTCTTCGGAGACTATCGCCAACGGGGTTGTTTATTTGCTGGGTCTCCTCGCCGTGCTCAATTACGAGCAGACTCACGTCCTCGCCTCGAAGGCATTCGGAATGCTGAAGTTCCGTCGCTAGAACTCTCAAAACCTATACACCTTACACGGTGTATAGGCTTTTGAGCATTTTTTACAGTTCTTATAATGAGAACTATCAATCTCTATGAAAGGAAAACCATGTTCCCTACGCTGACCGTCGTATTCGGCGTCGTCGCTCTTGTCGCCATTTCGAAGGCCTACCAGTACAAGACTCGGATCGAAAAGATTCAGAAGTCTACCTGGGGCGTCTTCGATGATATGGATTCGGGCAAGACTCCGACCGAAAGTCTCGACAACCTCATGCGTAAGATCTGGCACGCTCTCTACGACTGATCTTACTCTCAAACCTATAACTCCAGAAAAACTGGGGTTATAGGTTTTTCTCGCAAAATCTACAACGAGCATAATGAGAACTAACAACCTCTATGAAAGGACTCATCATGTTTGTTTACATCGCTCTCAGCGTTGCTATCATCGCCCTCGCGATCGTTTCGATCATCCTCTATTTCATGAATGCCCACTGCAAGATGCAGGACGAAGCTATTCACGAGCTCATGGCTCGCAACAATGCGCTTCGCACTCATATCGTGGTCGCTCATGAAATGGTCGTGCGCGAATCCGATTACACTCAGGCGTATCTCAGCAATGCTGTGTACCGACTCAGCATGTCTGAATACTGATTCAACACACAGCTCTCACCTATAACCCAAAACACGGGTTATAGGCTTTTGCGCATATTTTACAGTTCCTATAATGAGAAGATTACTCTCTACAAGAAAGGAACTACCATGTTCACCCAGACCCTCATCGCCATCGTCGGTATTGCTTTCTTCGCTGTCTCCACCGTGTTCTACTACGCACGTATGTTCAGCTGAAGGCAAACCCTGATCTAATAGGGTCTAAAGGACATCTCTCCACCTTTAGACATCTCTCACCTATACACCTTACATGGTGTATAGGCTTTAAAAATACCTGTCTTATAATGAGAACTAACCCTCAAGAAAGGAACCACCATGTTCAATCAGACCAACTTGATCGTCGGATCCCTCTACGCTATCTCTGCCGCTGTTGGCGGGATTTGCGCACTCAGCATCGCTAAGATTACACACGATGAATCTCGCACTGCAAAGATTGCTAGCCAAAGAGCTATTGACTCCGCTAGCAACTACTTGCAGAGCGTGTACCATACGCGTGTCAAGCGAGTGATTGAGATGCTCGAATCCTCCGATATCTCTCCGGAGTTCGAAGAAGAGATCCGCAACCACATCGATTGTCCCCTCTGAGATAACTCTCACCTATAACCCAAAACACGGGTTATAGGCTTTTGCAATCGCAAAAATAACGCGTCCTATAATGAGAACCAACCCCTCCCGAAAGGACCTATCATGTCTGTCAAGATTCCTCTCTCTTACGCCGTTGCTGCCGCACTCGGCCTTTCCGCACTCGCCACCTCTTATGGTAGGGAGTTCCAGAAGAAGTACTACAAGAAGCTTCTCAAGATCTCCTTCACCTCTAAGGACGAGATGGCGCGAAAGCTCGCGAACAGCATCATCTACGAGGATCTTCGTCTCCGATTTGATCCCACCATCGAGGAAGACTAACCTCTCGCCTATACACCTTACATGGTGTATAGGTCTTTGCGAAAAACTACATGTCCTATAATGAGAACCAACCCCCTCTGAAAGGACCTACCATGCTTACTGTCATCACGTTCCTTGTTGGTGCCATCATCGTCATGCCATTTTGGTGTGCGTTCGGTGCTATTCTCCACGCATTTGATATCGATCAGAAGATCATCCTGATCTGGACCGATACCTTTGAGTGGAAGATGATCCCCGTCTACGCTCTCATCATCATGTTCATTCTGCCGGCGATCGGCGCCTACACCGTCGTGAAGATCGCATTGGACAAAGCGTTCAACCGTTGACCTCAAACCTATAACCCAAACACGGGTTATAGGCTTTATGGACTGTTGCCGCAAAAAATACTCCTCCTATAATGAGAACTAACCCCTCAAGAAAGGAACTCTCATGTCCAAGTCTACCGAAATCGAAGAGACCCCCGAAAAGGCCCCTCTCATGAACCGCATCAGCGATTTCGCTGAGAAAAGTATCCCCGTTGCTAAGGCTGCTGCCCTTGGCTCGGTCGCACTCTTTCTCGGCGGACTCACTGTCCTGTCGTTCACGAGCAAGGGCGATTCGGACTCCGACTCGGAAGAGTGACATCTTCCTCTGAGATCACTCTCACCTATACACCTTACATGGTGTATAGGCTTTTTCATGAAAAGGAGCAATATCATGATCAAGCGTAAGGTCTACAACATCGACGAGGTCGACACTACAGTTCCTCCGGGTGGTATTGTGTCGATCTCTCCCTACTGCAGTCATCCCTTCCCGGCTAATAAGCTGGAGATGCTTGCAATGGGCATCTTCATCGAGAAGTATATTCAGGGGTACCCGGTCCACATGTATAGTGGACATACGTTCAATCACGATGACGTCAGCTTCAGGAACTCTAACGGGGAGCAAATAGTCATCAATCGTGATTGCGCCGATGAACCGGGCGTCTCATACGCTGTAGTCCCTTACCGCGTGGCTAGCTCGGCGGATAGGACTGCATTCGCTAAGAATTTTGTCATTGTAGACAAGAGTCTCAGCACTATTGATTACCTCTCAGTCCCATCCATCAATGTCGGGGCAGATGCTCGTTTCATCCCGATTCGAGCGGAATCTATCATCGACCGCGATCTCCTCTTCGCAATCAATTCTCTCTGAAAGGCAAAACTACAATGGAAACCTTCGGCACCATCATCATGCTCATCATCATCCTCGCCTTCGTCACCTTCATGATGATCATCAACGCGATCTCCAAGATCCTCGGCGGAGGTACTGGCAAGATTGCTGCTACCGGCTTTATCGGCTTCCTCCTTTTCAAGGCCTTCGGCCCGAAGCTCGAGAAGTACGTCGAGGAATACCGCAACCGCAACAACCAGAACAAGTGACACACAACTGAATATTTCCCAGTGAGAACCCCATCCTTTGAAAGGAAGCATCCAACCATGAATCTCAAGTACATCGCCAAGGGCATCTTCAACTGGTGTAAGGCAAACCCCCAAATCTTCATTACCGGACTCGGTATCGCCAGCTCTGTGGCTACCGCGATTACGTCTGGTCGATGCCATGCAAAGGCCGTCCAGATCGACGCTGGTAAGTCGGATAACCTCCTCGATTTCACCAAGCGAAACTGGAAGTGCTACGTCCCGGCTGCACTTTCCCTCGGTACGACCATTTTCTCGATCATTGCGCTCCACGGAGCCACTGAGAAGAAGTACCAGGCCCTCGCTGCCGCATATTCTGTCTCTCAGCTCGATTTGTCTGAGCTCCGCTCCAAGTTCACTGAGCAGGTGAAGGTCCTCAAGGAGGGGGCTACCGAAAAGGACAGGGAAGTGGCCACCAAGAAGCTTCCTGACAGCACTATGGTCATTTTCGGTGACGAGCAGGTGCTCTGTGTGGACGCTGTCACTGGTCGATGCTTTCGGTCGACCCCTGAGCTTCTTCGAAAGTACTGCAATAACATCTCGGAAGACCTTCTGAACTACGGCGCCTGCCCTCTGAATGACTTCTACTCCCAGATCAATCTGAGCCCTGTCGATGTTGGCGACGAGCTCGGATGGGAAGGAGGACAGGCCATCGAACCTCAGTTCATGCCTGTTATCACAGATAGCGGCTCCCCCGCGATTAAGGTTGCAATCAGTCCTGCTCCGCAACCTAACTGGTTCAAGATCGGTTGAAGAGCTGTGACCAAAAACAATACGGTCACATTCACTGACGAGCCAATAGAGTACACGGACCCACCCGAATCCTGGCCGAGCAAAAATAACGCGTCCTATAATGAGAACTAACCCTCAAGAAAGGACCCACTATGTTCGCATTCGGATTCATGCTTGGTTTCTTCGGCATGTGCTCTGCCTTAGATCCCAACCGTCTTCGGAAGAAGCAACTCAAGAAATCCAAGAATTGAGACATTCTCCCTCTATACACCTTACATGGTGTATAGGGCTTCAAAAAATACGCAGGATATAATGAGAACCAACCCCTCCTGAAAGGACTCATTATGTTCAACCGTGTCACCGGACTTTCTCTCCTTGTTGTCTCCGCTGGATCCATCGCATACCAGTTGGTTAAGCAGCATCGTGAAAACGTCGAAGCCGAACGCCGTGCACGCATTGAAGTTGATCAAATCATAAATCAGCTCAAAGAATTCAATGCAAGCATTGCTGAAGGTCCGTCAATCTACGAAACGCTTGACAAACTCAGCGAAGGATTCAACAACAACGGAAAGCTCTCTCCTGGTCTGAACAGCTGACCTACCATATTCTCACCTATAACCCAAACACGGGTTATAGGCTTTCACAAATCCTGAAAGGACACTACCATGAAGCGAGTTCTCGCATCCCTTGGCCTCGGAGCCGTTATCGTCGGAGGTATGCTCCATCCGGCAATCGCAGGTGACTCCCCTCAGAGGATCCACGCAGAGATCACCAAGGTGACCAGTGCATCTCGTCAGACGAGCTCTGAGGTCACTGTTGCCGGCACCTGGTCCGTCGAGAAACTGGCAGTTGGCCAGTTCTTCACGGTTTCTACGGATCCCGTAAACGGAGAACCCCCGTTTGCATGGAATACGTCATTCCCGTTCGTCCTCGATGACGGGACGAAGATCGGAGAATGTAACGCCACCGAGATGACCATCACGTGTGAGGTCACCACGGTCCCTCCCGCATACGCTGATAAGACCGATGTGAATGGTACCTGGTGGGCTCGTGCACGTCTTAAGGACGCTGCCATCGGTACGACCGAAGGTACGATCGTCCTGAATGGTAAGGCAGACAAGAAGATTGTCTGGGGCGACGCTGATGGAACCGGGGTCTGCTCGAACGATTGTGATGGCCCCGTCCATTATGAATACGCCCGCCCGGAGAACCTTAAGTTCGGGTGGACCAACAGTGATGGTACTGTTGGTTGGGGTATTAAATGGGTCTCTAACGGTGGCACTGAATACACCGTTAAGGATTTCGATACCCGGCTAAACACGTCGGTAAAATGCGCCAAGTCCGATACGTGGGACCCGGGCACGACCGAAATCATCACCGCCACCCAGGTAGACGAGAACACGATCAAGTTTGTGGCCCCCGAGGGCTCTAAGGTCTGCATCGTCTTCCCACCCGATGCGACGGTGGTCCCTGAAGGCCAGACTAGTGTCACCAACCACGCCGAGGTTAACGGCATGAAGCTAGAATCCACTGCCACGGTAAAGTCTAGTGGTGGCACCAACGGTGATGGCTCTACAAAGCCTGAGCCTACCCCCACCACGCCTTCTACGCCCGATCCTAAGCCCTCTGAGACCACTCCTGCTCCTAAGCCTTCCGAGACCACCCCGGCCCCGAAGCCTTCGGAGAAGCCCTCTCCCATTCCTTCCACCTCTACTCCTACCCCCAAGCCTAGCGTGACTACCCCCGCTCCTAAGCCCAGTGCGACCACTCCGGCTTCGAAGCAGAACGTTACTCCGGCTACCCCCAAGACTAGCGAGCAGCCTAAGCTCGCTAAGACCGGTTCGTCGGCGGCAATTGCTGGCGTTCTGTCTCTCCTGCTGGCGCTTCTCGGCGTCGGTATCTACTCTATCTCCCGAAAGGACACCAAGTAACATGCAGGCTATCAAGGTCACCTACGAAAACTTCGACGGCGAAACAGTCGACGAGGAGCTCTACTTCCACCTCTCCAAGAGCGAACTCACTGACATGGAGCTCCAGCGCTTCCCGCTGTCTCTGAAGCTCGCTCGAGTCACCTCGGGTAATGGCACCGCGACTGATGCCTACGAGCTCATGAAGGGATTCATCGAAGCCTCCTACGGTACACGAAGCGCCGATGGTCGTCGATTCATCAAGGATGCGTCGGAGACTAGGTCTTTCATGATCTCTCCGGCATTTGACGCCCTTCTGGACCTGCTCATCAACGATGAGAAGTTCGCCTACAAGTTCATGAGTGGTCTCTTCCCGAAGGACATCATGGAGAAGGCTCAGAAGCTTATCGACGAGAACCCCGGCAAGACTCCGGGTGAACTCCGAGCGATTGTTGAGGCTAACAATGGCTGACGTGGTTCCCATCGAACCTTCGTCCGGCTCCTTCCCTGGAAACTCTGATAAGTCCAGGGAGGGGGCCACCCCGGCCAAGAAGGAAACGAAGGTTATCGCCAAGGCGAAGGTGAGTAAGTCGAGCCCTATCAAGGAGGCTCTCAAGACTTTCTTCGTCAACGATCTCCCCGACATCGCTAATCACCTCGTGATCGATGTCGCGATTCCCGCTGCTAAGAATGCTATCACCGACATGGTGACACAGGGTATCCAGCAGCTTCTCTACGGTGCTGTCGACGTCAATCGTGGGCGTAGCGGCACCTACACGTCGTATGGGTCATCGTCCCGTACGACCTATACCCGAGGTACTCCCAATAACGTTCGATATTTGGAGCCTCGTGGGTCTGTGCGTCAGAGCAGCGTTCGAGTTGACGATCTCGTCTTCGACACTAAGTCTGACGCAACTGAGGTGATTGAGTATCTGGCTGAGACCATCGAGCGTTATGGCCAGATTTCTGTCGCTGCTCTATATTCTTCTGTCGGTATTCAACCCAAGTACACCGACGAGCGTTGGGGGTGGACAACCCTCGACGCGTTTGAACTCCGATCCTCCCGTGACGGCTGGATCATCGTTTCGGATTCTCCGGAACCCATCAAGTGACTTATATTTTCTGAAAGGAGCCTGCTGATGAGTATCAGCACCATCTTCTACACCGCTATCGGTCGTGTTTCTAAGCACGCCCCCACAATCCTCAGCGTCGGTGCCTCCATTGGCGTTGTCGCGACCTCTGCTCTGGCATGGCGGGCCGGACGTACCTTCGAGGACGTCGAGTACCGCAACTACGAGCGCGTCAAGGCGTGCCAGGATCGGGCCGATGAGATCCCCGATGAGCAGGTCCCCGCGATTGAGCGCAAGAACCGAATCGCGTTCGCTCTCGATGCTGCTCGACACATTGCGCCTACCGTCATCATCGGCGGTACTACTATCGCCCTCATCTACTTCTCCAACAGCATCTCCCGTAAGCGTCTGGCCGCTCTGAGCGCCGCATATTTCACGGTGCAGAATGCATTCGACAACTACAAGGCGAAGATGGTGGACACGCTGGGTAAGGAGACCGTCGACAAGATCGTGGCTCCGAAGCTTCCTAATTACGGGAAGACTGCCGAGGAGATCCTCGCAAGCGATAATCCTAACGATGCTGGCGACGTTCTGGATGCAGTCCTCTCGATGGTCCGAGAGTGCTCTCCGTACGCTCGGGTTATTTCTGAGACGTCGTCGACAGCGTGGGATCCCAACGAAGACTACACCACGATGAACCTCACTGAGATTCAGGCGTGGGCGAACCGTCGACTGAACAAGAAGGGTCACCTCTTCCTCAACGAGGTCTTCGACCAGCTCGGCCTCTCCCGCATGAAGGAGGGGGCCCTCGTCGGATGGCTCAAGAATGGTGAGGGAGACGGCTACGTGTCGTTCGGGGATATTGAGGGCTCGATCTACCGAGTCCCCGATTACGAGCGCAAGTCGATTCACTCCAACGTCGTCATCGACTTCAACGTCGACGGTGTGATCTGGGATAAGATCTGACCATGATGTACCTACCCTGGCTGATCCAGCGAGGGTGTCTTAGCGATTATCGCGGCCTTGCTTCGGTGTGGGACGAGATTGAGTTCGTGTGGTATATTCCTGAGGATGGAGACAAGGCTGAACAAGCCCTCCGTATGCGGGATGAATACGCCTATGAATTTGATCGCGACACTCCGAGGCAGGGCCCGGTGTCTTTCCTTGAGGTATTTGTCTCTCTGACGGATACCTTAACGGCTATGGTGTACCAGGATCGAGCGGACTTCACTCGGTCCATCCTGATGAACTTGGGGGTGTCCGATGCGGTCGACTCCATGTTCTACGGTCCCGAGTTGTATGCTCGGGCTCTCGATAGCGCGGAGACCGTGATGTATAGGACGTACCAGCAGAATGGTTCTGGTGGTCTATTCAGGGTACCGGGCGCCGAAATGCTAGAGACACCCCTACGAGACCAGATGATTATTTGGGCAAACCACCACGATCCATATCACTAGAAAGGAGGTGAGTATGGATTTCTATAGCATCGAAACCTCTCCGGTTCGAGGACAAGCCGGACAGCTCGCTGCGGCCCCTGATTTTATCAACGGATATTCTCGAGATATCATGATTAACAGGGGCGAGTTCGTTGCTGTGTGGGATCCCGACAGCGAGTTGTGGACTAAGAGAGAGCACAAGATCATTGACTTGATCGACTCGGACGTCCTTACTTATGTCGAAGACGCAGCCAAGCGTCACATCAACTTACTTCCTAGACTCTGTCGACGAGACGGGGATGGTGTATGGAAGAGGTATCGTCTATGGACTAAGAACATGGTCGATACTGATCACCCTCTCGATCGCAAACCTATATTTGCAGACACGCCTATTAGACAGGAAGATTACGCGTCGTTCAGACTTCCGTACTCTCTGTCTGATAGCGAGCCTGTGAATTGGAACAAGCTCGTAGACACGCTCTACGACCCTGAGGAGCGAGAGAAGATTGAATGGGGTATTGGGGCCATCCTGACTGGCGACTGCCGTAAGATTGACAAGTTCCTTGTCTTCTATGGCGAGCCTGGTTCGGGTAAGTCGACGATCCTCAACATCATGCAGTCTCTCTTCGGAGATTACGCTACGGCGTTCGATTCCGAAGCGTTGGCTCAGCGTAGCAATGCTTTCGCGTTGTCCGCGTTTGCTGATGATCCTCTGGTTGCCGTAGAGCACGATGGAGACCTGAGTAAGATCGAGACCAACACTCGTCTTAACTCCATCATCTCTCACGAAATCCAGCTGGTTAACGAGAAGTTCAAGAAACCTCGTCCGGTGCGGATCTCTACGATGCTGCTCATGGCATCGAACAACCCCGTCAAGATCACCGATTCAAACTCCGGTATCCCTCGACGACTGATCGATATTTACCCATCCAATAGGCGCATTCCTATCGGGGAGTATCGTAAGATCATGTCGGGGGTCTCTGGAGAGCTCGGGGCTATCGCCAATCACTGTATTTCCGTTTATCGTAGTCTGGGCCCTGACTACTATAAGGATTACAGGACATCTGTCATGATGGGCGAAACGAACCCTGTCTACAACTTCATGTTCGAGATGTACGACGACTACTCTACTCGAGAGTTTGTCACCCTTGCATCTGCTTACATGGAGTATAGGAATTACGCAGAGGCTTCGGGGCTTTCTTGGGTTATGCCCAAGCATAAGTTCCGGACCGAAGTGAAGCATTACTTTAACGAGTTCCACGAACGCTGCAGAGTCAACGGCACTCGTCAAAGGAATGTATATTCTGGGTTCAGGACAGAGCTCTTTGAATCGGGGGCTCTCGTCGCCAATCCGGTTGAGGATGATACATGGCTTGATCTGAAGCCTATGGATCACACCGCTTTCGATGATATTTTCGAAAACCAGCCGGCACAATACGCATCCGCTCAAGGAACCCCTAAAGAACCTTGGGACTCAATCACGACTACACTCAAAGACATCGATGTGTCGAAACAGCATTACGTCAGGCTTCCTGAGGAGTATGTTGTCATCGACTTCGATCTGAAAGGAGAGAATGGTGAAAAAGACCTACGCCGCAATCTGCGTGCTGCTAGTACTTGGCCTCCGACGTTTGCGGAAGTCTCGAAGAGTGGTGGAGGACTACACCTCGTCTACCGATACACTGGTTCTGGTGATACCGTTTCCGAGTATTCGCCGGGGATCGAAATTAAACGGTTTAAAGGCAAGTCATCTTTACGTCGACGACTTTCCCTCGCGAACGACCTGCCTATCGCAGACTACGTGCAGCTTTTGCCCGAGAAAGCAAAGCGAATGATTAACCAACAGCACGTCAAGGATGAGAACCACCTTCGTGCTCTCATTGCGAAGGCACTACGTAAGGAAGTGCACTCCGCTACTGCGCCTAGCGTTGATTTCATCAAGCAGGTCCTGGACAATGCGTATTCGTCTGGGATCACGTATGATGTGACCGACGCTAAGAACGCTGTGACGTCCTTCGCCGCTAAGTCTACGAACCAGGCTGAGCGGTGTCTGAAGGTCGTGCAGGAGATGCACTTCATGTCCGAAGACAAGATGGAAGTACAGGAAGACGGAGACGGGCCTATCGCGTTCTTCGACGTCGAGGTATTTCCTAACCTCTTCATCGTCTGCTACAAGTATCCCGGGGAGCCGGTCCGACGCTTCTTCAACCCGTCTGCCGAAGATGTGAAGAAGCTGATGGAGCTCCGACTCATCGGGTTTAACAACCGTAAGTACGACAACCACATCATGTACGCTGCGTCGCTCGGATATTCTAATGAGGAACTATTCGAGCAGTCTCAGCGAATCATCGAGAACAAAGCAAACGCTACTTTCCGAGAAGCGTACTCTATGTCCTACACGGATATTTACGACTTCTCGACAAAGAAGCAGTCTCTTAAGAAGTGGGAGATTGAACTTGGGATTCATCACCAGGAACTTGGTCTTCCTTGGGACAAGCCCGTTCCTGAGGAGCTTTGGGAAACCGCGGGTGATTACTGCGCGAACGATGTCGAGGCGACTGAAGCTGTGTTTAATCACCTTAGTGATGACTGGGGTGCCCGACAGATTCTGGCTGAGCTTTCTGGCCTATCTGTCAATGACACGACCAACCAGCACACATGCGCCCTGGTGTTCGGCAAAGACCGGAGGCCCGACAAGAGCAAGTTCGTTTACACAGACCTATCCACGATCTTCCCAGGATACACCTTCGATAAATTCAAGGGATCTTCCTATCGTGGAGAAGACCCCGGGGAGGGAGGCTACGTATACTCCGAACCCGGTTACTACGAAGATGTTGTGCTCCTAGATGTCGCGTCTATGCACCCGACGTCTATCGAGGAGCTTAACCTCTTTGGACCCTACACCAAGAAGTACAGTGAACTTAAGCAAGCTCGCATCGCGATTAAGCATAAGGACATGGACGCTCTTGGTAGACTGTTTGACGGTAGGCTCCTTTCTATCGCCGAGCAGCACGATCTGGATAAGCTGGGTACTGCGCTCAAGCTTCCTATCAACTCTATGTACGGATTGACGAGCGCCAAGTTCGACAACCCTGCATACGATCCTCGCAACATCGATAACATTGTCGCTAAACGAGGGGCGCTCTTCATGATCGACCTCAAGCACTACGTGCAGGACGAGCTCGGTCTGACAGTTGCGCATATCAAGACGGACTCGATCAAGATTCCGGGGGCTACGCCTGACGATATTCAGAAGGTGATGGAGTTCGGTCAGCGATACGGGTATACCTTCGAACACGAGGCCACCTACGCCAAGATGGTGCTCGTAAACAAGGCCGTCTATATCGCCCAGTATTCGTTCCCCGAAAACGGTAAGTGGTGGACGGCTACCGGCAAGCAGTTCCAGGAGCCCTACGTATTCAAGAAGCTCTTCTCTGGAGAGCCGATTGAATTCGAGGACTACGTCCAGACCAAGCAGGTACAGACCGCCATGTATCTGCGCTTCCCTGATGGGGAGCCTCACTTCGTTGGTAGGGTCGGTGCATTCGTGCCGATCAAGCCAGACAGAGGTGGCGGTGAGCTCCTTAGGGAGAACAAGGACGGCGAGATCAAGGACGCCGTTGTAGGTACTAAGGGATATTTCTGGAAGGAAGCAGAAGTAGTCAAGTACCTACACCTGGAGCAGGATGTTGATACATCTTACTCCGAAGCGCTCGCGGACGAAGCGCGCGCAGCCATTGAACAATTCATCAACTTCGACGAATTCGTCGCATAGAAAGGAACCGAAACATGGCATCTGATATCTGCATCGAGAACGGTAAGCTGTTCTTCCTGAACTTCTCCGGAGCTGCTTCGCGCTTCAATAAGGAAGGTCGTCGTGAGTTCTCCGTCGCGATCCCCCTGGATCTCGTGGATGATCTCGTCAATGACGGTTGGAACATCAAGTACGGCAAGGACAAGGACCGCAACCCGGATCCCGAGAAGCCGTACATCACAGTCAAGGTCCGATTCGACTTCCGTCCGCCGGCGGTCTGGATGATCACTGGTGGTCGAAAGGTCCTGCTGTCAGAAGAGACCGTTGGCTCGCTGGATGGCGTTACGATCAAGACCGCAGACGTCGTGATCTCCCCGCACGTCTACGACTTCAACGGCAACAAGGGTATCTCTGCGTACCTGAAGGAGGCCTACATCACGGTCGATGATGAGACCTCGACGTTCGCTGCTAAGTACGCAGATCTGGACGTCTAATATTCCTGACGGGGGTGGGTTGTGTGTGGCCTGCCCCCGTCGTTAGGAGTTGGTGAAAATGCTCGATGAAGTAGACATTTGGGCACGGGTACCAAACTTCCCACAGTACGAGGCTAATCGTCTGGGGGATGTTCGAAAGATCAACTCTGTCGTAGCGTTACGGCCTTTCACGAGGAATGGTCAGACGCTCTACGTCAGACTCTACAAATCTTCCGGGAGGGCGTCTGAAAAGACTGTCGCCTCGGTTGTTTGGGCTGCTTTCTACAAGAGGTGGCCCACCGATTCCTTCGTCTGCCATACCGATGGCGACGTTAGGAACAACGCTCTGGACAACCTATATTTAGGATCCCGGGCGGATGTCAACAAAACAAGGCGGCGTCTGGATGACACAATCTGGGACCGCCTACAGAAGGAAGGAGAACTAGTTCATGGCTAACTGGTTCGAAACTGTGGTGCCGGACAACCAGGCCTGGCACGATCTTAACCCGGTTAAGGAGAAGCTGTCCTCCGTGGATGCTCTCGGTATCGCGGGTTACCTCGAGGCGGTCCTCTCGGATCCGATGAACTCTAAGTTCGACAACGACAACTTCACGGCGATCGTGAATATCAAGAACGGCTTCGTCCCGATCAACGGGGACTACACGGGCTTCTCGATCGAGATCCATGGCGAGATTGGCGGTGAGCAGGTTGACAAGACCGTGCTCCATACCGACAACCCCGCGGCTGAGGTCTGGATGTGGAACGTCAAGAAGCTTGTCTTCGCTGAGAATGGCGCCTCGGCTGAGGATGAGTCTAAGCATACCAAGATCGATGCGGGTGGCGACTATATCATGCGCATCAAGGTTGAGGGTAACGCGAACGAGCCGGGTGCGACTCCTGCAGATGGTAGGGGTAAGTACTGGGCTGAGCACGCTGAGTTCAACCCGAAGATCACGCCGGCTGCCCTGGCGTCCATTAAGGCAGCGCTCAACCGCGAGCAAGGAAGGGATATTCTCTGATGACTAAGATCCCCGCAGACGTTAAGAAGGCAATCCTCCAGAACAAGGATTACTTCAAGTTCACGAAGTACGAACAGGACATGCGCAAGATCAACGACAACATCGTTGGTCTCGTGAAGAAGGCAGTCGTCAACAAGATTGCTGACGACCAGCCTTACACCTTCCGGATTAACTTCCGAAACGGTCGCATCGTCGGTGAGACCTTTGATCCTCGTTTCTCTGTTGAGAAGCTTGAGGGGCGTACCCCCACTACCGAGTTCTCCCTCAAGGAGGATACGGATACGGTGTACTACGAGCTCAAGAAGCTCAGCGCAGGTTACGATAGTGATATCACCAATGGTGACTCTTGGGTTGCTCGCATCAAGCAGGTTAACTATGTGACCAAGGAAGTCATGGTTAACCCCGACTTCGACGATCCTGAGGAGCGTAAGCTCATTTCTGATGCGCTCATGCGCGGATTCGCAGCTCCTGAGCGAGTCTGAGTCTAGCGCTCGTTGAACTATATTTAGACGAAAGGTATCCTACAAATGCTTGCTGGCGAGTACTTCATTCGCGGATTCGATACAGTCAAGACCTCGTTCTCCACTCCTCTACGGGAGCAGACGCCTCCCGACTTCAAGAAGGAGATCCTATCGGGTAAGCGTCCTGTCCTCGGGGATATTCTGATGGTGCCCGGGGACGAGGAAGACGTGAAGGTGATCAAGTGGGTCGAGATCACTACACATCGCGGTAAGTGTATCCTTAACGGTACGAACCCTCTGGCGTGGGAATGGATCGCTAAGGTGCACTACGGGTTGTTCAACTACCCGGTCAAGATCGAGATGTATCCTCACATTCCTAAGGATGCGGCGGAAGTGGTGCTCCGCTTGCTGAAGAAGGAGATTCTCTAGAAGTAATGGTTGCGAAGTTATATTCGCATCAGGAAGAGGCCTTGGGGCTCCTACAGAGTGGCAAAGTCCTTGTCGGTGGCGTTGGCTCGGGCAAGTCACGTGTAGGAGCCTCTTGGGCCCTTTCTCAAGCGGATGAAAGCAAGATCATTGTAATCACTACTGCGCGGAAACGAGACTCTCTTGAGTGGGAGGGTGAGTTCGCTGCGCTCGGTGCCGACTTTGAAGAGGTGACAATCGAGAGTTGGAACAACATCTCGAAATTCGATGACTGCTGTCTTAATGTGTTCATATTTGATGAGCAGCGTGTAGTCGGGTCTGGAGCCTGGGTCAAGAGCTTCCTCAAGATTGCGGAGAATAATCAATGGATTATGCTCAGCGCAACGCCGGGGGATGTCTGGCTTGACTACGTCCCCTTATTCATCGCAAACGGGTATTACAAAAACAGAACCGAGTTCGCCGAACGCCACGTCGTCTGGGACAGGTTCGCGAAATACCCGAAGGTGAAGCGGTATCTCGATACGGGGCTTCTCGAGGCCCGGCGTAGGAAGATACTCGTCCCGATGCCTGCAGAGCGTCATACAAGGCGTAACCGATCCTACATTCCCATGGAGTACGACAAGGAGATGTACGAGTCCATCGCTAAGAAGCGTGTGGATCCATGGACCGAGGAGCCTTATAGGAATGCTGCCGGCGTCTGTTACGGCTTACGTAAGTGTGTTAACTCGGATAGGTCTCGTGTGGATCATATTCGTCTGGTGGCGCGTAAGCGTAAGAAACTGATTGTGTTCTACAACTTTAACTACGAGCGAGACATCCTGCTTGAATTGCGGGATGAATTCAATGTAGCTGAGTGGAATGGACACAATCACGAGCCGATCCCGTCTACTGATTCATGGGTATATTTGGTACAGTATACCGCGGGCGCCGAGGGGTGGAACTGTGTAGAGACGGACACAATTGTGTTCTATTCCCTCAACTACTCGTGGAAGATCCTGGAGCAGGCTGAAGGTCGCATCGACCGGATCAACACTCCGTTCACGGATCTCCACTACTTCTATTTTTTCTCGGAGTCTGGAATAGACTCTGCCATCAGGAAGGCCGTCCAAGAGAAGGGCGTCTTCAATGAGCGCATATTTGCGCACAACCTGTAAAGGAGCATGAAATGTCCACCATGAAGCCTGGTTGTGTTGTTTACAACCCCTCGGAAAACAGCTGGTGTGTTCTCGTCGAGAGTCGTAGGAAGGACGGCGAGATTCGTCGGTTCATGTCGTTCCATAAGTATCGTGAAGTCGCTGAGTTCATTAAGAAGGCTCACGAAGATGCGAATGCTGATGAACCCGACGTCACCGTCTCGATTTTCGAGTATGAGTACGTCCCAAACGACGATGCTCTGGCCGTCCGAATGATGCGAGAGTCCATCGAGCGGTTGGTCGAGGAGCTTGACGAAATTGAGAAGAAGGAGGCGATGACTAATGACTGCAACGACTGACGAGACTCCGTGGTGTTTATTTGTCTCTATCGATTTTCTTACGGGTTTCGAGCCTTGTAATGTTCTGAGTATCCATCAGAATAAGTATTGGGCTCAACGGTATGCTGAAGCTCTCAATTCCGATGATCGCTGGTATGTAAAAGCTATGCTCGTGGAGTACACTGAATCCGTCAGTAAACTAAAGGCGGGCGACTATCTTTTGGATAAGAGGATCGATGTTGTCATGGATATGTCTGGCGATGTTACCGTAGCTGAAGGTGATCATGAATACTGATAATGGATACGAGCTCTCCGACTTCAAAGTCGATATTTCTGAAGAGCCGGGGTGGGTCAGGATTCGACTTGAGTGTTTCGCAGATAATCGAGTCGACATCCCGTTTCAATTGGCGGTTAACTCGTTGATTGATTCTGAATGCACGAGCGACACGAAGTTCTTCTACTCGGTGTTGTCTAATACGATCTCGGATATGGTTAACACCATTACGACTACGGATATTCAACGACCTGATCCATGTGAGTGCCAGGATCATTACTGGTTCAAGACACACCCGGACGATCGTCAGGAATACTGGCGGTCGAAGAGTGGGCGGATCTTCCCGAAGACGCACACCCTCAAATGCCCAAACAATCCGGCAAATCGAAGGAAGAACAATGACTAACAAGACCTATATTTTCGGACAGGACATCAACACCGAGTGGATGGTCCATGTCACGACGGTCGACTCAGAGACCAAGCAGCGCTACGACTACTACGCATTTTTCGAAGACCGTGCTAGGGCCGATACCTATGTCAAGGGGTTGGTCTGCATGATGCCGGAGAAGAATGTCGTCATCCGAATGACCAAGGTTGAGTGCTTCAACGAACTCGACACTCTGCAGATCTTCTGAGAGGGGTTGTTGATGGAAACTGTACCGTACATACTAGTATTCCGAAGGTATCACAAAGAGGAACTTCGTCATGAGACGAGGTGTCTCTTTAGTAACTTGAGGGATTTGTACGCTCACGCTGCGTGGTTGATCGGACAGACTGGCCAATACGATATCCACACTCGCTATGATATCCGGGTTGAACTCGCTGAAATCGACCCGAGGCCACCGCTTGCGGCATGACAATTTGTAGGGCGGGGGATCGCCTAAAAACGGTCCCTCGCTCTGCAGATACTACTTGGATTCTCATTTTTTGCCGGGACAGGGTGGGACAAAGTGGGCCACTTTTGGGACAGAAACGGGACAAAAGGGTGTTTTGGTGGGCCTCATTACCCACTAGGATGGGGGTCTCATTACCCACTACTGGGCCATTTTTGGCCCATTTTGGGACACTGTCCCACTTTTTTGTCCCACTGTCCCACTTTTGGCCCACCTACAGTGGGTAACGTTTGCCGCGGAATATCAACGAAAAGTCGCTGCTGTCCCATTTGGCCCACTTATTTTTCTATTAAATTAAATTAAATTAAAATTAAATATATATAATAAGAGCCCCGGGACAGTGGGCCAAACGGGACACTTGCAATTTTCATGCAATTTCTGGCCCAAAATCCTAGTGGGTAACGAACCCATACAAAAACTTTTCCTATAATGGATAGAACAGGGCCTACTAGGCCCTTACCCACTGTCCTTACCCACTGGGGCTTTACTATTTCTTTACCTTTGCGAAAGGAGCAAACATGAGCGCAAAGGAAAACAAGTACCAGCGAGATCTGATGGGGAAGCTATCCCGGCTATTGCCCGGATGCCTCATCCTGAAGAACGACCCTAACTATCTACAGGGAGTTCCTGATCTTCTGATCCTTCACGGCGACATGTGGGCCATGCTTGAAGTCAAGGCATCGGACAAGGCGCACGTTCAACCGAACCAGACATATTACGTCAACCGCCTAACGATGATGGGCTTTGCTCGTTTCATTTACCCGGAGAACGAGAAGGAAGTCCTTGACGAACTTCAGATTTATTTTGGAGTCCGCCAGTGAGATTCGTCGATCACCGAAATCTCGAAGGCAAGCACGCATTCCTCGGAGCAAGTAAAAGCTCATGGCTCCGATACGACGACGATAAAGTCCTCAAGACATATCGTAATGCTCGAGCAGCTGCTATTGGTACTCAACTCCATGAGATTGCTGCCGAGCATATTCGTTTGGGGCTCCCCTTCGGTGACACCACTGATACTGTCGGTATGTTCGTTAACGACGCCATCCGATATTCAATGACCCCGGAGCAGGTTCTATATTTTAGCCCCCATGCCTTCGGAACCGCCGATGCGATTTCATTCGATCCAGATAATGAACTGCTGCGCATTCACGATCTCAAGACCGGACTAGGCCCGACCAAGTTCGAACAGCTCGAGATCTACGCTGCGCTTTTCTGCCTGGAGTATAATATTTCCCCGACGATCAACATGCATCTTCGCATTTATCAAAACGGTGAAGTAAGATCCCACACTCCCGATACAGATGATATTCGGGACATCATGCGCCGAATCGTACATTTCTCTGATATTCTAGACTTGGAGGACCAGTGCTGAACGTAAATACCCCCGCCCCTGAAGAAACAGACGATACTCTGGCTCATTACGGTATTCTGCGTAAGTCAGGCCGCTACCCTTGGGGATCCGGTAAGGATCCTTACCAGCGCTCTCTCGATTTCCAAGGTCTCGTGAAGGGTCTTGAGGGTAAGGGCATGAGTGAAGCTGAGATTGCTCGTGGTCTCGGTATGACAACCACGGAACTCCGAGCAACTAAGTCGATTGCTAAGCGTGAGCGCCAGGCTGTCGAAATTGCAATGGTCCGAAAGCTCGATGCGAAGAACATGAGCCAGGCTGCTATTGCAGACCGACTCGGTATTTCCTCGTCCACCGTCCGCAACTACCTGAAGGAAGACGCTGGACGAACCGCCAGCAAGATCGAGGGTACTGCGGATATTCTGAAGCGGGAAGTCGACAAGCACAAGTATATTGATATTGGTGCTGGAACCGAGGTGACACTCGGAACCACTGCCACATCTCTCAAACTTGCTTCCTCCACACTCGAAGCCCAGGGTTATCATGTCGAGGATATTAAGATCCGTCAGCTCGGTACTGATAATTACACTAGCACTCGCGTTCTAGTCGCACCCGGTATCGAAAAGCGTGAGGTCGTTCAGAATCTAGATAAGATCCACGTCGTTGGTGTTCGCACAGATCCTGATGGTACTAAGCTGTCGCTCAAGCCGCCCGCCCCTCTTGACTCTAAGCGAGTCATGGTTCGATATTCTGAACAGGGCGGGACCGACATGGATGGTGTTATTGAAATTCGTCGAGGCCTAAAAGACCTCAACCTGGGTAAGTCTAATTACGCCCAGGTTCGTATTTCTGTAGACGGAACTCATTACCTCAAGGGAATGGCTATTTATGCCGACGACCTTCCTGCGGGGAAGGATGTTCGTTTTAACACGAATAAATCCAAGAAAGTCCCCATGATCGGCGACGGAGATACAGTACTCAAGAAAATGAAAGATGATCCAGACAATCCGTTCGGTGCCGTTATCCGCCGACAGATGGAATACCTGGACTCCAAGGGTAACAAGAAGCTGTCGCCCGTAAATATCGTGAATGAGGAAGGTTCTTGGGGAGACTGGACTAAGACACTGTCGGCCCAGTTCCTTTCGAAGCAGAACTTGTCATTCGCAAAACAACAGCTGGATGTTTCAACTTCGGAGAAGAAGGAACAGTTTGAGAAAATCATGTCTCTTACGAATCCTGTTCTCCGGAGAAAAGCTCTGCAGGAATTCGCGGACTCATGCGATTCGGACTCTGTCCGTCTTAAAGCAGCAGCTGTACCGAACCAGGCATATCAGGTTATTTTGCCAGTCAAGACCCTGAAGCCTACTGAGGTATATGCTCCGAACTTTAAGAACGGAACACAGGTCGCACTAGTTCGATATCCTCATGGCGGCACATTCGAGATCCCCATCGTCACAGTGAACAACGGTCATAAGGGAGCCCGACGCACCATTGGTGAAATGGCTGCGGATGCTATCGGTATTCATCCTAAGGTCGCACAGCGTATGTCTGGTGCGGACTTCGACGGTGATACTGTCATGGTTATTCCGGTGACGCCGAAGAGTCGTATTCGTTCCACGTCTCCTCTCAAAGGTCTCGAAGGCTTCGACCCCTCTGCCGCATATCCTTCATACCGGGGTATGAAGGTGTTGACGGAGGCCGGCAAGCAGCGTGAGATGGGTAAGATTTCGAATCTTATTACCGACATGACAATCAAGGGGGCTACGGAAGCTGAATTAGCCAAAGCAGTCCGACACTCGATGGTTGTTATTGACGCCGCCAAGCATAAGCTGGATTACAAAACGTCCGCGGTGGACAACGGCATTGATTCACTCAGGAAGAAATACCAGGGCGACGATAACGTGGCCACTCTTATTTCCCGTGCTAAATCAGATATGATCGTTCCTAAGCGGAAGCTCCGCTCTGCAGCAAAGGGCGGACCCATCGATCCAATCACGGGCCGTAAGGTATACGAGGACACAGGCGAAACATATACTGTGGTTAAGGAGTTCAAGACCAAGGCCCCTCGTGTGGATACCATGTTGCGTATGCAGAAGGTACCGCGCATGGAGTTGGTTGACGACGCGCGTAAGCTTTCATCTGGTACCCCCATGGAAGAACTATACGCAGGCTATGCCAACAACATGAAGACCCTAGCTAATAGGGCTAGGAGGGAGATCGTTGATACCCCAACCCTGAAAAGAGACCCCATTGCTGCCAAGGAGTACGCGGATGAAGTGGTCTCGCTCAAGGAGAAGGTACGTACAGCCCTCACTAACGCACCCAGGGAACGCCAGGCCCAATTAGTGGCCGGTGGTGTGGTGAAGGCTAAGGTCGACGAGAATCCTTCCATCACAAAGGAAGAGCGGACTCGTCTTGAGTCACAAGCCCTCAAGGCTGCGCGAGCCCGCACTGGGGCCTCCCGCAAGGAGGTACAATTCGACATCACCGACAAGGAATGGAAAGCCATCATGAATGGTGCTGTTAGTAACGCCATGATGGAGTCCATTGCTAGGTATGCGGACCCAGAACGATTGAATGAACTATCCATGCCTAAAGACAAACCAGTCCTTTCGACTAGTGTGATTGCTCGTGCTCGTGCTATGGCTCGAAACGGTGCAACCACATCTGAGATCGCAGAGATGCTCGGCATCTCAACGTCCTCCGTGCGAGAAGCTGTTAGAGGTTGATAGTCATGACAACTCGTTACCTTACAACAACTGACAATCCTTACGATCCTAAAGATGAGTTCGATTTGTGGTTTGCGTTCGACACGAACAATGGCTACAACTCTTGTGCCCTCCTCGATCGTGTGTGTAAGACTAGCTCAAACCTAAGTGATGCGTTGATTGCTGATGATGTGAACGAAGCAATCGATTGGATCATCGCTTGGGACACAACAGGATTGCGAACGTTTGTCGAACGATGAACGTCACGATGGATCGCAAGCCGGAGGATGACCGGTGCCCATCCCTTAACACCCCGGGGGCTGGTAGCGCGATTACCACCCCCACCCCAAAT